CAGTAACTGCTTCTAACGTAATTACTGAATTAGGTAAAATCGTAGATGCTATTCCTTCTGCACTTTACGGAAGTGAGGACTTAAACGTTTATATCTCTCAAAATATTGCTCGTGCTTATGTTCGTGCATTAGGAGGATTTGGTGCTTCAGGTTTAGGAGCAGCAGGTACAAACGCAATGGGAACTCAGTGGTGGAATAATGGTTCACTTTCTTTTGACGGTGTTAAATTATTCGTAGCTAACGGTCTTGGAGATAACGTAGCAATCGCTGCTGAAAAATCTAACTTATTCTTTGGTACAGGTCTATTAGCTGACCACAACGAAGTAAAAGTATTAGATATGAGCGACCTTGATGGTTCTGATAACATCCGTGTGGTAATGAGATTTACTGCAGGTGTACAGTATGGTATTGTTGAAGATATCGTAACTTACGGTATTACCAACTCTGCTAACTAATAAATAAATTAACTAACTAAAGAGGGTGGGTAAGGTTAGTCCTGCTCACCCTTTTTTTAATACAAAATAATATGGCTTGTGATTTAACTCGTGGTAGAAAAGAACCTTGTAAAGATGTAGTTGGCGGTCTAAAAGCAGTTTATTTTACTGATTTCGGAGATTACGGAACGGTAACACAAACTGATGACGAGATTACTGATATTTCAGGAACTTTTACTGCATACAAATATGAACTAAAAGGAAATAGTAGCTTTGAGCAAACTATCACCTCATCTCGTGAAAACGGAACGACTTTCTTTGAGCAAACTCTTAACTTAACTCTTAAAAAATTAAGCAAAGAGGATAACAAAGAATTAAAACTAATGGCATATGGCAGACCTCACGTTGCGATTGAAGATTACAATGGTAATGTATTTATTATGGGGTTACAACACGGTGCTGAAGTAACAGGGGGTACAATTTCTACAGGAGCAGCTATGGGCGACCTTTCAGGATACACCCTTACGCTTTCTGCACAAGAATTGAAACCTGCTAACTTTGTATCAGGTGCAACTGCAGGTAGTCCATTTGCAGGAATGGCTTCTGCTACTGAAACCATTACAGAAGGAACTAACTCTTAATATTCCTTTTTTCATTTGTTTAAGAGGGTGGCTATATGCTGCCCTTTTTTTATGCTTTAAAATAACAAAATCAATGTTTTTTTATTGTATAAATATGATAGTATTACAAGAGAGTGCATCAGCACAAAATATTGATTTCATTCCAAGAACTTACACAAGTGGAAATACTTATAACGTTACAATAGTGAATGAAACAACTAATACCGAAGTGCATAACGTAAATACTACAAGTATAACTGAAAACTTGTATTACAACCGTTATAACGCTATCTTTAACCTTAAACAAGATGTTACATATAACCTAACTATTAAAAGTGGTTCGAATGTAATATTTAAGGATAAGATATATTGTACTAATCAAACAAACTTAATGGACTTTACTTTAAATCAAAGTGAATACATTTTTAATGACACAGACAACGAGTTTATTACTTTATAATGGATAATTTACACATAGTTAATTTAGCTTCCTACAATCGCCCTAAAATAAGTGAGGATAAGAATCGTGATTGGGTTGAGTATGGGGATGACAATGACTACTATTCTTACCTTATAGACCTTTATACTAATTCCACAACCAACAACTCAATCATTAATGGGGTTGTAAATATGATTTACGGAAAAGGTCTTGATGCTTTAGATAGTAGTTCAAAACCTGATGAGTATGCTGCAATGCGTTCTATCTTTAAGGATAGTTGTTTACGAAAAGTAGCGTTAGACCTTAAACTATTAGGAGAAGGTTCATTTCAAGTACTTTATAAGAATGGTCAAGTAGTAAGAGCAGAACACTTTCCAAGACAAACTTTAAGAGCAGAAAAATGCAATGAAGATGGGGAAATAGAAGCATACTACTATCATCCTAATTGGGAAAAGGTAAAACGTAGTGATAAACCTCAACGTATAGCTTCTTTTGGTTTTGGTAATGGTAGAGAACCTGAAATTAAAATAATTAAAAAATATGTTTCAGGATACGATTATTATTGTCCTGTTGATTATCAGGGTGGGTTGGCTTACGCAGAACTTGAAAGCGAAATAGCTGACTACTTAATTAACGATGTACAAAATGGATTTAGTGGCACAAAGGTAGTTAACTTTAATAATGGAGTTCCTGACCGTGAAAAGCAAATGCAAATCAAAAATGATGTAATGCACAAGCTGACAGGAGCAAGAGGAGAAAAAGTAATAATTGCTTTTAACAATAATGCTGAAAGTAAAACAACTGTAGATGACATTCCATTAAATGATGCACCACAACATTACGAATACCTTTCAAGAGAGTGTTCTAATAAATTAATTGTAGCACATAGAGTAACATCTCCTTTACTTTTAGGAATCCGTACAGAAAACAATGGTTTAGGGTCAAATGCAGACGAAATAAAGACCGCTGCTTTACTTTTTGACAACATTACTATAAAACCATACCAAGAGTTAATTTGTGAGCATATAGACGATATTTTAGCGGTTAATGGTATTTCTCTTAAACTTTATTTTAAGACCTTACAACCACTTTCTTTTATTGAAACAGATAATGCAATAACAGACGAATCAAGAGAAGAAGAAACAGGAGTTAAATTGTCTGCTACTTTTGATGACAAAAAGATGTTTGACCTTTTAGATGAATTTGGAGAAGATGAAGATTTAGAAGGATGGGATTTAGTAGATGAAAGACCTGTTGATTATGACCAAGAAGAAGCATTAGATAAAATGATTGGATTAGCTTCAACAGGAAGTGCAAGACCAAATGCTAAAAGCGAACAAGATGCAGAGGTTGATAATATGAAGTTCAAGGTACGTTATCAATATGCACCTTTAACTACACAAGATAATTCAAGGGAGTTTTGTAAAAAAATGGTAGATGCTAAAAAGATATATCGTAAAGAAGATATTCAACAAATGAGCCAAAAGGCAGTAAATGCAGGATGGGGGTTAAATGGTGCAGCTACTTACGATATTTGGTTTTATAAAGGTGGAGGGGCTTGTCATCACTTTTGGATGCGTAAAACCTATATGGCAAAAGATGTAACACCTGATGCTACTAACCCAAATGCAGAAATAAGTGTAAACAAGGCAAAGAAAGAAGGGTTTACTCCTGAAGTTAATGACCCAAAGGTAGCTAAACGACCTATAGATATGCCTAATAAAGGATTTGTAAATAAGTAAGAAATGGCAGAAGCATTATTCATAACAAGAAAGGATTTAGTAAAATTTACTTCTGTAAATGGTAACGTAGATACAGACAAATTCTTACAGTATATTAAGATTGCACAAGATATACATATCCAAAACTATTTAGGAACTGACCTTTACAATAAGATTCAATCAGACATAGAAGGAAGTAGTTTAGCAGGAGATTATTTAGCATTAGTAAACGACCACATAAAACCTATGTTAATCCATTGGGCGATGGTAGAGTATTTACCTTTTGCTGCTTATACAATAGCAAACAAAGGCGTATTTAAGCACAGTTCAGAGAACGCTACAAATGTAGAAAAGGATGAGGTTGATTTCTTAATAGAAAAAGAAAGAAACGTAGCACAATACTATACAGACAGATTCATTAATTATATGAGTTTTAACGCAAGTAGTAAATTCCCTGAGTATTATACTAATACCAACGATGATGTATATCCTGATAAAGATGCAAGTTTTGAAGGATGGGTGTTATGAAGTATAAACCAAAACAGGAGAATGTTATTAAGTTAAAACAGTATTTAGCTTATATAACAAAAACAAAAAAAAGTAATTGTACTATATATGGCAAATAACATAAATTGGGGTAAGGTATATTGTATAATGATAGACAACAAAGGTTGGGGAGCAGATACTGCTTGGTCAACTAATGCTGTTCCTGACATCTCTGCTCCATCTTGTTGGGGTACATTTGCTTTAACGGCAGATTTAACAAATATATCAGGAGCACCTTTGAACGCAGATACAACACAATATAAAGCAGACGCAACACAAATTTAAAAAAATGGCAAAACAAATAATTAACATAGGCACAGTAGCTAACGATGGCACAGGAGACCCATTAAGAACCGCCTTTGACAAAATTAACGACAATTTTACCGAACTGTATAGTGATGAAAGTACCGCGGAGGTTAATTCTATAGTTGCAGGTTCAGGTATATCAGTAGACCAAGCAACAGGAACTGTAACGGTAACAAATGATTCTCCTGACCAAACAGTAACATTAACTGCAAGTACAGGAATGAGTATTACAG